ATAATCCTTGCAGAGCTGACACCATAGAGAAGGCCCGGGGCACTCCCCCGGGCTTTCTTACTTTTGACCTATGACTATGCGATACAGCCGCGCGGCGGAGCCTACCGACACGAACTTCATCAGCCTCACCAACCTCAAGAATTACTTGAGGATTGACGGCAACGACGACGACACGACGCTCGGCTTCCTGCTCACCTCCGCACGCCAGGCGTGCGAGGAATACACGGGCCGCCTGTTCGGTTCCGGCACGGTGACCTTCTACATGGACTCCTTTGAGGACAACCAGTTTCCGGCCGGCCCGGTTACAGCTATTTCGTCGGTGCAGTTCTACGACGTGGACAACGTCCTGCAGACACTGTCGACCGCACACTGGTATGCCGACCTGGTGGGATCGCCCCAGCGCATCGCCTTCTACGCGCCTCCGGCCGTCTACCTCGAGCGATACAACCAGGTCATCATCAACACGACGGCAGGGCACAGCACTGTGCCCGGACCTATCCTCCAGGCCATGCGCCTGCTGTGCGGCCACTACTACGAGAACCGGCAGCATGTTGTGACCGGCACCATCGCCACCGAGTTACCTATGGGCGTGCAGGCACTGCTGTCCACCTACCGCGTCTACGCATGAGAATCGGCAAGATGGACCGCCGCATCGTAATCGAGCAGCCGACGGTGACCAAAGACGACTGGAACTACGACGTGGTTACATGGACGACGCTGGCGACCGTGTGGGCCGACAAGCTTGACCGTGGCTCCGGGGAGGTCGTGGAGGTGGACCGGCAGACGGCCCTCACCCGTACGCAGTGGACGATGCGCTACCGCTCGACGGTAAACTCCACGATGCGCATCCTGTACAACAGCCAGTACTACTACATCGTAGGCGTGGAGGAGATTGGCCGGCGCGAAGGTCTGCGCGTCTTTACCGAGCTTCGGAACTGATGGCAGGCTTCAACGTGCGTGTAGATGCGAGCAGCGTCAAAGCCATCGAGCAGGCGCTCAAGGAGCTGCCGCTGGAGCTGAAGAGCGGCGCCGTAGCTACGGCCCAAGTGAATGCGGCCTCCGTCCTGCGCAACGAGGCCAAGCGCCTTGGCAAGCAGCTCGGCGGCTCCGGATCGTGGTCGAAGTCGCAGCACGTCGTGCGCGGTAACGTCAAGCGCTACTCACCCTACGTGGTGCTCAAGACGGCCAACAAGCGCTTCAGCGTGCGGCCGGTGAGCACGTTTATGGACGCCGCGTCGCCCACCACCTTTGCACCCGTCAAATACAACCACCTCATACAAAAGGGCAGCGCGCCACAGGTGAGGACCGGCGGCTTGGGCCGTGCAGTAGGGGCCAAGCCACGGCCGAAGAAGTACGGCGAAAAAGACGGCCGCCGCATGACCGGCAAGGGGGGCTTCATGGTGCGAAACGAGCGCAGCGGCTACATCCACCGCATTCAGAAGATTAAGCACCCAGGCTTTGGCGGACACGACATCTACCAGGAGGTGCTCGACAGCAAGGGCGACGTGGCGGTGGAGCGTTTCAACCGGGACGCCGTCAAAATCATAGACCGCTACAAGCGCAAAAAAGGCTTCGCATGATTAACCTCGTCATCGACATCCTCAAGGCAGACGCCAACGTCACGGCCATCACCACCACCGACCGCATCTACCCGCTGTCTCGGCTCGAAGGTGGGACCATCCCGGCCATCGTGGTGCAGCAAATCAGCACCGACCCTGCCGACACGCACGACAGCACCAGCACGATGGACACGAACACCGTGCAGGTGACTATCATCGAGGATAAGCCCAAAGACGCCAACGCCTTGGCGGTGCTGGTACGTGCCGCGCTGGACGGCTACGGCGGAAATACCATCGCAGAAATCCGGCTGACCAACCAGGCTACCGACGTCTTTGAGGCCATCGACCTCTTTACGCTGACGCAGACGTACGACGTGCGCGTCATCCGCGACAACGTCACCGTCCCGTCCGCCCTTGCCGACCTCGGCGAGCTGTACCTCGACGACGTCTATGATGTGAACGCCACCAGCCCGGGAGCATACAGTCGCCTCGAATACAACAGCAGCAGCTCGACGTGGGCAGCTACCACCGACCTCAACATCTACGGGGCGGTGTACAGCAACCCGCGCCTCATCACCCTGACCAACGGCACCACCTTCACAGTGGCCAGCGACGACCACCTCATCTTTTGCAACTACGCCAGCGGCTCCGGCTCAGCTTCGTCCACCCTGCGCCTACCGGCCGTAGCTACCAACGAAGGGCGTGAGGTGCGTATCAAGACCGGCAGCCACCTCTCGAACCAGCGGACCCTGACCCTACGACCAGCAGCTGCAGACACCACGGTGACCATTGACGGTGACGCATCGGCATCGATGGACCGCCACTACGACGGCATCACCGTGCACTGCATCGGCGGACAGTGGTACATCACCCAACGCAAGAGCAAATGAAGATTGCCGTCCACTTCCCGGTCTACAAGCGGCCGCGCATCCGCAACATCGCCATGGACGCGCTCGACCGCGTACGCGGCCAGTTCCTCGAGCATGGCATCGAGATGGAGGTATGCGTCATCGGCGACGACCCCGGCCTTGCGGCGGTATGCAAGAAGCGCAACTACATCCACTACGAGGTAGGCAACCACCCCGTCGGGCGCAAGTTCGAGATGGGCCTGCGCTACATGCTCCGGCATATGCAATTCGACTACCTGATGGAATACTGCTCCGACAACATCCTGCGCAACGACTGGGCAGAGAAGATGGCCAAGGAGCTGAAGGCCGGCCGAGCGTGGGTGGCACACGCCGCCTTCTACATCGTGGACAGCAAGACCGGGCAGACGCACCTCTTCAGCGGTCGCGGCCAGTCGAATGTCGGGCGCTGCACCTCGAGGAAACTGGTGGAAGCCTGCCAAAAGCACCGCGGCCACTGCTACGAGTACGAGCTGATGAGCGGCCTTGACGCCTGCTTCCGCACCAACATCAGCCGCTGCACCGACCAGCTCACCTTCCTGCTCAAGAGCGAGACCCCTATGATTGTGGACATCAAGAGCGAGGTCAACATCAACACCTTCCGCGGCTTCGCCAGCAAGCCCGACCGCTTCCCTCCCACGGAGGTAGTCGGCGACTTTCCCGAACTTTCCCAACTAAAACCCTTTAACACGACCACCTAATGGCAACCACTGGCAAAATCCGGTCCAACGCGATCGGCATCTTCATCTCCAACGAAAGCGCCAACAGCGGCACCTTCAGCGGAGGAACTTACGGCGACGTCACCTCTGCCGAGAATGACACCTGGGAGATTGTAGCCTGCGCTACCTCCGGCACCTTTAGCGGCTCTATGGAAGTCATCGACGCGACGACCAAAGACAACGACGGCGAGCGCGAAATCCTGACCTCTTCGCTGTCGTGGACCATGACCGCCGACGGCCTCGTGGAGTACGGCTTGAGCAGCACTGTCCGCAGCGCGGCCGACCTCTTCACCCTGTGGAAAGCCAAGACCAAGGTGAAGGTCGCATGGACCACCGGTCTTGACGGCGACCTCATGTACTGGGGCAAGGCGTACATCACCAGCTACGAAGAAACGGCTGGGTTGAACGAAGTGGCCTCTTTCTCTGTTAACTTTGAAGGCGACGGCACAATCTACAAGGCTATTCTCGACACCAACTTTGCGGACTTTAACCTGAACACGTAATGGCTAACAAGCTCCAAGGCAAGTTCTCGCTGCAATTGACGGACGACCTGACGGTGGACGTCTGTCTCAACCTCTACGCACTTAACCTCTTCCTCGAAGAGGAAGGCGCACAGCTGGACCAATTGCAGGAACTCTTGGAGCAGAAAGCCCTGGCAAACCTCCCGAAGCTGGTATGGGCAGGAGTCAGGACACAGGCCATCCTTTCCGACCGAGAGCTGCCGCTGAACTTCCCCAAGTTCGCGGCGCTCTTCGGTTCGGTCAGCTGGGACGACGTGAGCAAAGACGTGCTCACCGCCCTGCAGCTGGACACAAAAAAAAAGTAAGCGGAGAGAGCGGCAAGGGTGAGCCGTTCGACATGAGGTCGTTGTACGTCGCTTGGCTTGAGCGCGGCAACGACCCTTCTACTTTCTGGAGCTGTACCTTCGGAGAGGTAATGATACTTCTGCGCTCCTATGAATTCAGAGACGAGCTCCAGTGGATGCACACCAGCGCCGTCATGGCAATGCTGGCGAATATCCACCGAGCAAAGAATTCACGCGCATACGAGTGGACGGACTTCAATCCATACTCATCGTCTCGCAAGAAGTCAGCCGCGCCCAAGATCACAGCCAAGCACAACCAGCTCTTCGACAAGATGAGCCAAGCACTGAACAGGAAAGATGGCTAAAGACGCAATCCTAAATATCATATTTGGCGCCAACACGAAAGAGCTGGACAAAGCTCTTGACGGCGCCACGAAACGGCTGCGCGACACGGCGGGCAAGATGAACGACTTGGGCAAGTCCCTGTCCATCGGCCTCACCGCACCCATCGCCGCCTTCGGAGCTATCGCCACAAAGAACGCGGTGGACAGTGCCAAGGCCATCGCCCAGGTAGAGGCCGCCGTACAGTCGACCGGAGGCGCGGCCGGGCGGAGCGTGGCACAGCTGGAGGAGATGGCCGCGGGCCTGCAGCGCATCAGCCTGTACGACGACGACCAAATCCTCAAGGAGGTCACGGCCAACCTGCTCACCTTCACCAACGTCACCGGCACGCAGTTCGACAAGGCGCAGGTAGCCATCCTCAACCTGTCGACCCGTTTGGGCACCGACCTGACGAGCGCCTCGGTGCAGGTAGGCAAGGCGCTGAACGACCCTATCAAAGGTGTGACGGCCCTCGGCCGCGCCGGGGTGCAGTTCACCGCGCAGCAGAAGGAACTCATCACCACGCTTGCGGAAAGCGGCGACGTAGCCGGTGCGCAGTCCATCATCCTGCAAGAGCTGGAAACGCAGTTCGGCGGAGCAGCGGAGGCAGCGGCCAACGTCGACCCGTATACCCAGCTCGCTAACGAGGTAGGCAACCTGTCCGAGGACTTCGGCGCCATCATCAACGACGCGCTCAAGCCGTTTGTCGGTTTCGTCCGTCAGGTGGTAGACAGCATCAAAGGATGGAGCGACGAGACCAAGACCACAGTGCTGGTCATTGGCGGCCTGCTGGCCGTCCTCGGCCCTACCCTCATAGCAGTGGCTGGCCTCATTAACGCCTACACCACCATAAAGGGCGCCCTCCTGGCGGCCAAGACCGCGCAGCTTGGCCTCAACCTTTCCATCCTCGCCAACCCCTACGTCGCTGCAGCCGCTGCTGTGGCCGTGCTGGTGGGCGCGATGGTCCTCTACAAGAGCGAGACGGACAAGGCGCGCAAGGCCAAGGAAGATTTCGATCGCACGATAGCAGGCAAGCAAGGCCGCGAAGCCTTGCAGCTCATCGACCAAGAGCTGGCAACTGCGAATACGCAATGGCGCGAAAATTACCGCCTCGTGCAGGCAAACGCAAAGGCGGTGGCTACATGGGCTGCTGCTGGCAAGGAGGTGCCGCAAGATGTTCAACGCAGCGCGGATTCTCTGAACGCTCTGGACAAGCAGCTACGCGCCAACATTGCCAGCTTGACTCGGCAACGGCAAACGGCTATACAGCAGCAGCTGCAAGGACAAAAGGACGCGGAAACCTTGCGCAGGCTGACGGAAAAACAAGATGAGAATACAGAAAGTATTGACACGAATGTTCAATCACTTCTAACAGCTACATCAGAAAGCAAAACCTACGAGGACACCCTCCAGAATAGGTTGAAGGACATCGATGCGGAATACAAAATCACCGGCGACCTCAACACGCGTATCGAGCAGACAGCAGACGCCTACCGCGATGCAGCCATTGCCGCCCAACGGCTTGGCGAAGTAGAGCGCGCGAAGGAACTCAAGGCGCTCATGCAAGGGCAGCAAGTAGCGCCTACAGTCACTCCTCGTGTTGAAGCTCAACAAATTGCTATTCCAGCTCTAAACAATAAAGAGCTTATAGGAACTACACAAGACCTGGGCGACATTGCCGAAGGTTTTAGGACTGCTGAAGAGGCCGCGCAGAGTTTTGGTGCATCTGTAGAGCAGGCTATCGAACAGGCTGCGGAAAGCATGACCATCAACTTCTCCAAGATGCTGGGCCAAACCCTGGCAACCGGAAAAGGAATGGAAGGCTTGGGGCGCATGGTCCTGAATACGTTGGCCGACCTTGCCGTACAAGTTGGGGAAATTGCTATCGGCGTAGGTATCTCAATCAAAGGCATACGCAAGTCCCTTGAGACCCTCAACCCTGCAGTCGCTCTTATTGCAGGTATCGCCCTGGTGGCTTTGGGAACGTACGCGAAAACAGCATTACAGAGCGCCGGAGGAGGCAGCGTACCGGCCTTCGCGCAGGGAGGTCTAACTACCGGTCCTATGTTAGCTATGGTCGGAGACAACCAGTCAGGCAAAGAGGCTATCATCCCGTTTGAGCGCATGGGCGAGTTCCTGCAGATGGCAGGAGCCGGGCAAAGCAACGCCAACGTCACCGTCACTGGGAGATTGCAGGGGCGCGACCTGGTCATCAGCAATGAGCGCACCACGTTCAACCGTAACCGCACCAAATACTAATGGCAATACGTCTGCAGTCCGAATTCAGCGACAACCTCGGACTGACCTACCAGGTCAACATCCACGATGACACGTACACCGGGGCCATCATTCCCTTCACTATAGGTGGGGACGGCTTTGTTCTAAACTATGAAGGAAACGTCGAGACCAGGTACGAGCCTATCATCGGCAGCTTCCTTGAGTTCACGCTAATCGAGCAGAACAGTGACCACAGCGACTTTCTTTCCGATTTAATTCTTGCACCTGAAGGGCGCTACCTGGTGAGTGTGAGGTACGATCCGGACGGTGTAGATACGCTCTACTGGGGCGGCGTAATTCTTGCCGAGCAGCTGATGCTGGCAGACCAGGCATATCCTATAGAGAACCGCATCCGAGCGACGGACGACTTGGCAAACCTCAAGGACATCCTGTACAACGACAACGGCTCGCCGTACACCAACGCTGGTTTCGGTTACACCTTTATTAAACACCTGACCCTGGCGTTGTCGAAGCTGCGTACCACTTCGCTGTGGGCAAATGACACGCCGTTCCTGCGGGCTGTGGCAAGCTACACGCCTGGCAACATCACAACGGGGGACTACTACAGCAACTTGCGTGTGACGCATGCAACCTTCTACAATTACGAGGAGGATGCAGACCAGAAAAACTATTATGATACTGCTTTCGTCCTGGCACAGTTTGCTATCAGCCTGGGGGCGCGCATCTATCAGGCCAACGGCACATTCTGGTTTACGCCTGTAGGCAAGCAGGTGGCAAGTGCTACGCTTTCCGCGTTGGCATACGACAAGCAGGGCGACTATTTGAGTGCTTCAAACGTCAGCACGAACATCGACATCGGCGTCGGTATTAAAAAGCTCCGCGGCTGGCAGTACGGGTACCAGCTGCCGCTGAAGAAAGTGCGGCGCCTATTTGAACATAACAACGCAGGCCCGGCGTTCGTTGCCAGCTATGCACCGGCCGACCACGGCACGACGACCGTGGTGCTTAATGAATTCGACTATGCCAACGGCCAAGTATTCCGGCTGCTGCTGCATAACGTGTGGAATGAAGACAGTGACTACCCTGGAGAAAACAACTACCATTTCCAACGCCGCATCAAGCTCAAAGTCAAATGTGGCAACCGGTATTTAAGAAACACGGTTACAAATACAGCAGCTACCGCCTACCTCCCACCATTCGGGCAGGAAATTCCTTACACGTACCCATCTCCGCAAACTGCGTCTTGGACCACCAACGCTGCCGACAGGTTTACGATTAGCGGTGCGCCACAGAACCCGCCTACCGACAACATCGGCGACGCGCAATTCTTCCAGCTCGACCTTCCGCCGCTGCCCGCCGACCTTTCCGGCCTTGAGGTTACCGTGTATTTTGATGTGCTGGAACTTGACGCCGGGGTGAATACCGACCAAACCAACGCAGCTCAACCCACCACCTACGTCATCCTACAGTACAGCGGAGAAGCAGAGGACGCCGTGGCATATAGCGCGACCAGCTCAAATGCCAACACTGCCGTACTGGAGCAGGAGCGCGTCATCCTTGGGGACGCATTTGAAACCATTGCAATAGGACGTATTGAAGTAAAGACAGGCAGCACCACGTGGGACGATCCGACGACATGGACCAGCTCCGTCATCACCACAGGCACGCAGGATTTGCATGAGTTAGGAGTGCGCGAAATTCTTTTCGGGCAAAATACTCCACGCCTTCGGCAGAGCGGCCAGGCATATCTGCCGGTGCAGCTAACGGTGCCACAGATGTACAGCACCTTCACCTACGACGGCCGCAGGTATGCGCCGTACACACTGAACTACTACGCGAAGGAGCGACTGCAAGACCTTGAGCTTTACGAGTTGCACGCGGCGGACGGCGACATCACTGTCGCAGTAGATGAGCGCATCCGTAAAGGTCCAAGGTTTCAAAACCTCACCAGCGACGGTGGGGGCAAATCACTGCAGGCGCAAATCAGCAGCAACCTGCAAGGGGCAACCCTGTCGACAATCGACAGCCTCGTCACAAAGCTGTACAACACGTTCCAGCCGGTAGGCGACGACTACGGCAGCACCAAAATCACCTACGAAGAGGACAAGACAGACGGCATGAGCGTGGAGCTGACCTCCAGCTCTATCCTCATGGCCTCCGCTTCCGGCAACAGCACGGTGACGCTGTCCGAGAACAGCCCCGGCATCTTCGAGGTCTACCTCCAAGACAACGAAACACCAGGCGCGCAGCAGCTGGTCATGTACGCCACCGCCGACAAAATCAAAGCCGGTCTGGTAGGCATCAATACCGCCGCACCGGACAGCGCGCTACACGTCGTAGGACAGACCAAGGTTCAAGGCAACATCGTGGTGAGTGGTACTGTGGACGGCGTGGACATTAGTGCCCTCAAAACGACCGTAGACGGTCTCTCCGTAGGGACCGGCGACACTTCCAACTTCTGGGCATTCTATCTTGCAGATTAAATGGCTATCAACTACAAGCTCGTCACCGCTACCAGTGACGCCTCCTCGCCGGACACCGTCTTCACCGCTACGGCGGTGGCTACGCACGTCAAGTCCATCCGGATCGCGAACGAAAGCGGCGGAGCACTCACCTACCACCTCGCCGTCTACGACAACAGCGCCACGACGGAGGTGCCTCTGACGGTGCCAGCCACCAGCCTGCCCGACGATGACGTGGACTTGATGGTGGAACCCATCAACCTACAGAATGGGGACTACATCAAGCTCTACAGCTCCGGCGCAGGGGTGAAGGTGGCGCTGACGCTGGCAGAGAACACGGACGTGGCTGGGGCGACTACCGCCGACGACTTGGCGGAAGGCACGACCAACCTCTACCTCACGAGCGCGGAGCGGAGTAAGCTGTCCGGCATCGCTACGGGAGCAGAGGTCAATCAGAACGCATTTAGCAACATCGCCGTCAGCGGACAGACGACGGTCGCAGCTGATGCTAAAACAGACACTTTTACCCTCGTTGCAGGAACGGGAGTAACGCTTACCACTGACGCGGGGGCGGACAGCATCACAATCGCGGCATCGGCTTCCAACAGCTTCGAGACCTTGGCGGTGGCGGGGCAGACGAGCATCGTGGCGGACAGCAGCACGGACACCCTGACCATTGCAGCAGGTACGGGCATCACGCTAACCACCGACGCTGGCACCGACACCTTGACCATCACCAACAGCGCGACGGGGGCCAACGCCTTTGGCAGCGTGGCGGTAGCTGGGCAGACAACGGTGGAAGCGGACTCTACAGGGGACACTCTTACCCTTGTTTCAGGAACGGGGGTAAATATTACCACTAACGCGGGGGCTGATAGTATAACGATTGCGAGCACGATTAACTCGTTTAGTAATATCGCCGTATCGGGACAGTCGAACGTGGTAGCAGGCAGCGCGGGGGATACCCTTACGCTGGTCGCAGCCGGGGGAATGACTATTACCACCGCAAGCGGAACTGATACTATAACCTTTGACAGCGCACGGCTCGATGACGACGACGTGACATTAAGCGGCACCCGTACCATTGAACTAAACGGAGAAGAGTTAATCATTACATCCGCAAGTGCGAACGTTGTTGAAATCAGCGGAGGCTCGGCGGTTTTGCCGAGCACAACAATCCGTTCCACTGACGGGGCGGTGGCCTCCGCTATTAGTTTGTTTGAGGCTCCAAATAACGGGGGGGCTTACATCACTTTACAGGCACCCGCACAGCTGACCGCCAGCACCACCTTCACCCTCCCTTCCGCCGACGGCACGAGCGCACAGGTGCTGCAGACCAACGGCTCCGGCACGCTTTCATTTGCTTCTTTGCCATCGGCACCTAACACGTTCGGGACTATCGCGGTATCAGGACAGAGTAACGTGGTCGCAGACAGCAGCACGGACACCCTGACCCTCGTAGCAGGAACGAACGTAACGATTACCACCAACGCAAGTACCGACAGTATCACTATAGCAGCGACGGGCGGTGCAACCAGTCCGGCGGGTAGTAACGGACAGATTCAGTACAACGCATCCGGCTCGTTTGGGGCGGAGGCTGCTCTCTTTTACGACGCTACGAATAACCGCCTTTCGGTAGGTGGGGATACTTCCCCTACGGCAACAATGGAAGTGCGGGGCGCGGGAACTACTACGGGTTTATCCTTGAGGACAGAAGATAGCGGAGGGACGGCACGCTTTGAGGTTATGGACCGAGGCACGGTTACAATAACCGAGCAAAGCACGGTAGCGTCTAACACCGTGACTCTAGATTTAATTGGCTCAAAAGCGGAATACTGGAGGCCGTCGATTCGGATGATAAATACCACCTTCAGTAATTCAGTAGCGCAAAACATTGGAGGCAATAACGTCTTAAATATTCAAACCCACGTAGGGGCTGTTCCTTCCAACGGAGGCCTTACACAATTGGCCGCTTCTGCTGGCGGCAACTGTTTTACATTAGGGGGCTATCAGGGTTCTACCACACCCACCGCAGACGTAGTTAGATTCTTTGGAGCGAAAACCACGGGTTCAGGTAGCGGAACACAGAACCTCGCGGCCTCCGACCAGATTTTGGCTATTTTCAATAATGCCACCCAAAGATTTACATTTTTGGGTTCCGGCTCGATGGGCATATTAAATACAGCCCCAACTTCTACCACGTCTTTAACTGTTCGAGGTCAAGGCACGGGAACAAACGAAACAATACGAGTTGAAAATAGCAGCGGCACGGCTCGCTTTGTCGTGCGGGATGACGGAGGGTACGGATTCGCAGGTGGTACCGTAGGACTGGCGCAAACGGGATATACCACCTTCACCAACCTCACCACCGACCGGACGTGCGACGCAAACGCCACCACGGTAGAAGAACTTGCAGACATCCTTGGAACGCTTATCGTTGACTTAAAAACCAAAGGAATAATTAGCGCATAATGGCACTTCAAAAGACAATTACCACAGCCTACGGCGTGGACCTCAATTACTGGAAAGTAACCCGGTTAAATATCGACTGGCACAACAAGGTTGCGGAGGTATTCCTAGGTGGGTGGCCCCAGCAGGCTACGCGCCTACAAGGGACCGAAGCCCTCGAATATAGGAGCCAAGTATTTCGGCACGATGACTGGCCATTCACCGCGAACGGCTACAACATTACCGAAGCATACGAGCGCCTGAAGTTGCCTATCCTGCAAAATGTAACCACTGCGGGACCTGAAGACGTGAACCCGTTAACGGGTGCGGTGGACGTATACGAACCCGGACAGCCCGGCGAACGGCCATGAACTACGTAATTAGCGCGGAGTTGCGGGAAGCCCTTCTAAACTATCTTGTTTCTCGCCCCTATTCCGAGGTCGCGGCCGGGGTACAAGCCTTGCAAAATCTGCAACCGCTCGATGGCGAAGGCTAAAGCACAGGCGCAGCCCGCCCGCATCGAGCGGCAGGTGAGCAGGCCAGGCGTCCACGCCAAGACAAAGCAGGGCACACACAAGCGCGGGAAGAACTGGCGCAAGCCATACCGCGGCCAAGGCAGGTAATTCTGCTGCAGTATATTCGCCGCCATGGGCATCGATACTGTCATCTCACTATTCGCGGCCCTCGGCGCCGTGGCCGGCATCTACGTCAAGATGAGCAACGACGTCGCACGGCTGAAGTCCCGGGTGATACAGCTGGAGCTGAATGACAACGACACACGCAAGCAGCTCCGGGAGATAGTTGACAGCATCCATAAAATTGAGCTCACGCTCGCGCAGCTGTTGGCTCGCCTCGATCGTTGAACTGGTACACCCACCGCATGAGATACTTCAAGCTGACCGAGTTCGACAGCCCCGATGCGCCCGGCTCCGGCGCCAAGATGGACAAGGAGTTCCTGGCTATGATTGATGAGGCCCGCCACCTCGCCGGGGTGCCCTTCAAGATTAACAGCGGCTACCGCACGCAGGCCCACCACAACAGCCTAACAAAGAAGGGCTATAAGACAGCCAAGAACAGCGCGCACCTGCGCGGCTTCGCAGCGGACATCCACTGTCCCGACAGCTCCAACCGCTATGCCATCATCCTCGGGCTGCTCGGCGCTGGGTTCAATCGCATAGGAATCGCCAACACCTTCATCCATGTCGACAACGACCCCAGCCTCCCTGAAGACGTCGTCTGGACATACTAAACTGAAGCAGCACGGACCGACCACGTGGTCTGCGGCCTACACCCGCACCGCCACGGACGGGCCGGCCAAGTTCCTCCTGCTGTCCGACGTCCACTTCGACAGCGTCAAGTGCGACCGCGACCGGCTAAAGCGGCACCTCGACGAGGCCGTGGCGAAAGACGCCGCGGTCTTTTGTTTTGGGGACTGGTTTGATTTGATGCAGGGCATGTACGATCCACGCAGAAGCTACAGCGGACTGCGACCGGAGTACAAGTCCATCACCTACCTGGACGACGTCATCAACGACAGCATCGAATTCCTCCAGCCCTACGCCGACCGGTGGCTGTTCATGGGGCGGGGCAACCACGAAACCAACATTGAGAAGCGGCTGTCCACCTCACCCATCGACCGGCTGTGCCAGGGCATGGGCGGCATAGTTTCCCCAGGCAGCTACAGCGGGTGGATTAAAATACAGATAACCAGGTACGAGAGCGCCAGCTTGGTCCCGATGCTGATGCACTTTCATCACGGGTACGGAGGCAACGCGCCACGATCCAAGGGCGTCCTCAACGTCGACCTGGACCAGAAGGAATGGCCGGATGCAGACGTCATCGTGAGCGGCCACACGCATCAGAAGTGGCACGTGCCCATGACGGTGGAGCGCATCGGGCAGCACATGGCGCTTCGCGAGGAGACCGTGCACCACGTGAAGCTGGGCAGCTACAAGATGCTGGACCGCTTTGCCGGGTGGGAGGTGGAGAAGGGCTTCGCACAGCCACGCCTTGGCGGGTGGTGGATGGACGTGCACCTGAACCGCGTGAGGACGGACGGCAAGGAGAAAATCAACCACCGCACTATCTTCACCGAAGCACACTAACCAACACCATACCATGTGGGATTTTTTCGCAGACAACTGGGCAGAGCTGGCGCTGGCCCTGATCGGATTAATGGGCACCATCACGGCCCTCACCTCAACCACGAAGGACGACACGGTGGTGGACATCCTGAAGCGGATTCTGATGGCGGTGGTGGTGGGCAAGACGCCCACGCCGAAGCCGTGAACCCTGGCACGGCGGCCCTGCTGAAGCTGCTGGGACGCTTTGACTTGACGGAGGTCTTCAAGACCAAGGGCGACCTGCGCCGGTGGTCGGCAAAGCGGACGGTGGGCGGCGTCATCGCCTTGACTGCCTGCAGCGACATCATGGTTCACGGCATCACGTGGCCGGCCGTTGCACTTTGCGCGGTGGCTGTGACGCCGTTGTGCCTATCTTTCGCGGAGTAGTACGCACACTACGCACTGGCTAATTTGTTTGATTTGGTTGGCCCTGCCCCTAACGAGGGGTGGGGCTTTCTTGTTCACATAGGTATGTGGGAAAGAAATTTGCTCAAAAGTTAGCGCGGGCTAAAGAGGTAATGTATCATTGCTGAGTCAACCAATCAAACAACTGACGCATGAAAGATTACTTAGAACTCCCAATCGCGGAGATGGAGGTGGAAGACGTGACTTTTGAAGTTGAATTCAAAGGGTGGACAGACACCAGCGGACCAGGACCGGACGAGAGCCACATCGACATCCTTAGGGTCACTTTGCGGTGCGGCAAGTGGAACATTGACGTGACCGAGGTGATGCAGTGCAGTGAAGATCTGCGCGGCCAAATTGAGGCGTACCTCGACTTTACCGCAGGCTACTGATGGACTACCGAGCACTCGAGCAGGACTACATGAACCTGCGCAAGATGTACGCCATCGCCCACAGCTTCATCGTGGAGGTGGAGTCAGGCAGCATCGACTACCTCGTCGTGCAGAAGGCCAAACAAGTATTAAACGACCTAAAAGACCTCGACTGATGGCACGTAACCACTACACCACCAACGGCCCGCGCATCGCATCCACGTCGATGCCGGAGCGGGCGCCCGAAAGCTTCAACGCCTGGCAGGAGGAGCTGCAATGGGAGCGCGACCTCGAGCGCATCCTGGAGGACTTCAAGTACCAGCTGCGCGAGAAGCTGCGCACGGCGTACTACACCAACCGCAAGGCACAGCCGATGCCGCCTAATTCCATCACTAACCAGCAAACCCACGCCTAATGTCGGATATCGACTTCACAACATGGAAGCACTGGAACGAGTTGCCCACACAGGAAACCTGGTGCCTCATCGCTTACCGCTGGAAAGCCATCGGAGACCCTTCGCGCATCCGGTACCAGGTAGATCGCACCATCCAAGGCGAGGCCCGCTGGTGGGGCACTGACCCACTCCGCGGACCCTTCGAGATACTCGGATGGAAACCTTTCGACCCCATCTCCGTACAGGAGGCCATCAACCTTGAAACCATCAAGCAATGACACCAGAAACAATCCAAGCCATGCGCGACCTGCGCGCAGAACTGCAAGGCGTAGACAACGCCATCAAAGCCCTCAACCCGCAGCTGTCCCTTGGCATCGCCATGGCACTCACCCTCATAGACCGACGCATCCATGGGCCAGCCAGTTGAGGAGTTCCGGAAGCTGGCAGCGGCTTACAACATGGCGCCGCACCACTTCCACAAGGACAAGCGTGGCTTCATCATCGTGACCCGGCAGGGCATCGACTACCTGCAGGCCCACCTCGGCATCGTGGTGACCTTCGAGACGGTGCTCGAGTGGTCCGACCCGGAGGCAGGCCGGTACGTCATCAAGGCCACCGGCACGATGGCACGCAAGGACGGCAGCCCGCACGTCATTACCAGCTTCGGCGAGACGAGCAAGGCCAACAACACCAACCCCTACCCCGTCGCCATGTGCGAGAAGCGCGCGCTGTCGCGGGTGGTGCTCAAGCTGGTGGGCATGTACGAACTGGGCGCGGTAGGTGAGGACGAGCTATGAACCACGCTTCCCTATTCAGCGGCATTGGTGGCTTCGACTTGGCTGCCGAGTGGATGGGGTGGACCAACGTGCTGCACTGCGAGCGCGACCCGTTCTGCCAGCGTGTGTTGAAGTACCATTTTCCAAATGCAAAAACGTACAACGATGTCAAAACATTTGACGGCACCGAATGGCGAGGACGGGTTGATATCCTCACCGGAGGATTTCCATGCCAGCCCTACAGCTCTGCAGGCAAACGACTGGGGAAAGACGACGAGCGCCACCTCTGGCCCGAAATGCTGCGAATCATTCGCGAAGCTGCCCCGGCCTACGTTGTGGGCGAAAACGTTCGCGGCCTCACTAATTGGAACGGCGGCGTGGTCTTCGAGGAGGTGTGCGCTGACCTGGAAGCTGCGGGGTACGAAGTATGGACGGGCATACTTCCTGCTGCAGGTGTCGGCGCACCCCACCGACGGGACCGGGTTTGGTTTGTTGCTCACGCCCACGGCGGTGCAGACGTGCGAACACCCGGACGACATGCAGGCACGGGCACAGGCGAAGGGGTACCGGAACGGCACGAAGTACGGATCTCTGACCAGTCAGGTGACGTATGGGATGCTGCCAACGCCGGCCACAAGAGACCACAAAGGCGCAAGAAAAACGGAAACCTTGCACGCGGCGGGGCGGAACGAGACCAACTCCCTACCCGATGCATTTTCCCAACTTGGGAAATCTTCCCAACTCAGTCCCCGGTTTGTGGCGGAGATGATGGGCTTCCCCGTGAACTGGACGGAGTTACCTTTTCAAAGTGGCGAGCCGAGTCAATCAAAGCCTACGGCAACGCCATAGTGCCGCAGGTGGCCTACCAAATCTTCCAAGCAATACAGACGACCCATGATAACTGAACTGCACGCGATTTGGGCTTGGATTGCAGGCATCCTCGTCCTCGGTTATTTGTTAGTGAATAACATCGACCTGCGGTGGAGATTAGCAAAAGCAAACGCACGCATCCGCAACCTGGAGAAGAAGTTGTGGACCAACGACGTCGAGGCAATCCTGGACGAAATACTGGGCAATCCCGATGAGCGAGCTTGACGACTTCTTCGACGAGGCAGCCCTGGACAGCACCACGCTCATCGAAGTGCGACGTGTTCGCCTTGAGTCACTTATGCAGTGCACCGTCCTGTGGGACGACGAGGCAACCCTCGACGCCATCATGTACGGGCCGATGGATGACCAGACCTACCACCACCTCAACCTGCGCCTCATTGCGCACCTCGACCGGCCCGATTCACGCGGCCGATGGACACAGACACAGATGGCAAAGTTTATCAAATCCTTTACTAATGAAAATCACGATTAACGGCACCGTCAAAGCGGTGCAAGAGCCCAAGACCTTCGCCTCCGGATTCACAGTATGCGACGTCCTCATCGAGGCCGGCAGCAACATCTACCCCGTCACCTTCAAGAAGGACGACGTGGATGAAGCCCTTGCACTGGTGGCCGAGCACCCGATCACGCTGGAGTGCTGGCTGAACAGCCGGGAGTGGAATGGCCGCTACTTCGTCGAGCTGAAGTACGCCGGCAAGCCGGAGGAGGCTCCTGCTCCAGCACCAGCCAAGAAGCCGCTCGCAGGACGCACCACCAACCGCATGGCACCACCGTCAACCCCAGCGCCCAATGACCTCCCATTTTAAAACAAAAAAGATGAGTCGTCAGCTAAAAACGAAGAAGCGGGAAATACGAGAGTATTGGGCCG